GGATCGAGCGGCTGCAGCTGGTAATAGCGGCCGCCATCGGCGCCGCCGAGCGTCACCGGCTCGCTGTCGCGCCGCTTGACCTGGTCATCGCGAACCGCCTTGAAGGCGTTCAGCATGTTGATGCCGGTTTGCGTCGCGTTGGCGCCGGGCGCCGACAGCTGCGCCTCCATGTTCTTGATGCCGTCGTCGAGCTGCGCCGGCGGCGTCGACCATGCCTGGCGAATGAACGGCTGGGTTTTCTCGGCAAAATCCAGATCGCGCAGGCGTCCGGCGGCCGCCGGATCGCCCTTTTGCGCGGCCGCGGTCTGGATGGCTTTGTAATTGGCAATGCGCTGGGGATCGACCGCAAAGCCGGCCTTGACAATATCGACGATCGGATCGGAGGCGTTGGCAGCTGAGGCCTGCACCGTCAGCAAATGCGTCTCGCGCGCCTGCTGTTGCTGCAGCACCGCGCCAACGGCATTGGCCGCCTGTTGCGTTGCCGCGGGCGACGAAAACTGCGTGTTCATCGGCGCGTTGAACGTGCCGTATAATTTGCCGATATAGTCGCGGGTTTCCTTGATGTCGACCACGCTGGCGAGTTGCGCCGGCGAAAAACCTGCGCCGAATTTTTCCTCTGCGGTCGCCTTCCATGCGTCGGCGCGGCCAGGGCCGGCATTGTAGGCTGCGGCCGCCAGCGGCACGTTGCCGTCATAGCGGCTGATCATCTGCTGCCAATAGGCGCGACCGAGCTGCAGGTTGAGCGCAGGATCCGAAAGCAGTTTTGCCTTCAGGTCGGCATCGGACAATCCGGCGACGTCTTTACGACCGAGCGCGGTTGCAACCTCGCGTGCGGTCTCCGGCATGATCTGCGACGCGCCGAGCGCACCCTTCGGCGACACGGCCGAATTGTTGCCGCCGCTCTCGATCTGCACAATACCGTTGTCGAAGATCCTCTGCGCGTGATCCGGCGCAATGACGCGGCCGATCGACAGCGACGCGGCCTCGGGATGAAACGCCGCGGCATTGACAATGGCCGATTGCGTGTTGCCGTCGAGTTTCGATTGCGCGGCGATGATCAGGCTTTCGCGCCGCACCGGATCGAGCGAGGCAAAGGTGTCGGGACGGCCGAGCGCATCGATCGCCGCGGCCGGGTTTTTCTGCACCAGCGCCATGGCGTCGGCCTGGTCGAGTTGCCCGGAAAATGCCTTGTAGCGGCTGACGGCGGTCTTGGCGTCGATCCAGCCAGCGGCGTGCAGCCGTTCGAGGTCGGCACTGACGCGGTCGATCGCGGCCGCGCGCTCCTGCGGCGACGGCGCGGTCACCGCTTCATTGAGCGATGTCTGTGTCAGCGTGTCGTTGGCGGCGATGTTGATGTCGCCCTGGCGCGCCACCTGCGCGGTGCGGACTTCATTGCCGGCCGACAGCGCGACGCGCGTCATTTCCAGCGAGGTGCGCCCGCGCAGTACCGGATCGGAAATGTTGGCCAGCGCATCGCGCTGCGCCGTCGCCGCGGCGTCCTTGTAGCTGGTCTCGGCGTTTTCATAATCGGTGTCGTCGACGTATTGCTGTTTGATCTCCTGATTTTTGGTCAGGAATTGTTCCATCCCCTGCGATGCTGCGGTGTGCTGCTGGCCTTCCTGCATCTTGAGCGCCACGGCCGAGAGCTCGGCACCGAAGCCGCTCAATGCTCGGTCGCCGGCGGTGAGATCCGGAAAACTCGGCATCGCCGGCACCGCTGACGGCACCGACGGCGCCGATGGCGTCGGGATCGCGCGAACGCTCGGCGATGGTCCGGCGCCGAGATCCTGTGTTGGCCGATAGTCGGGAAGGCCTGCCATGTCCTATCGCCCCGTTGCGCCGGCGATCGGATTGAAGCCGAGCCCGCTCAAATTAAATTGCGGCATGCTGAAGCCCTTGAGGCTTGGCGCGGCCGACAGCAGCGCGCTCGCTGCGCCGAAAAATCCCGCCTGGGTGTCGGCATCGGCCTTCTGCAACGACATGTCGGCGCTGATGCGCGCGGTGGCGGCGTTCTGCCGCGTGGCGCTGGCGCTGATGCGGGTGGCGCTGCCGCTCAACAGGTCCGACAGGCCCTGCCCCGCCGAGCCCGCGGCCTGGCCGCGGAGCGTGGCCTCATTCGACAGCGCATTGGCCTTGTCGATCGCAAATGACGTCTTGGCGAGATCCATGTCGGTCGCGACGCGGCCGGCGGTCATCGCCTGCGCCAGCAGCGGCGAGCCGAAGGTGGGATCGAGATTGTTGCCGGCAAAATAGGAACGCTGCGCCGACAGGGTCTGCCGGCCGGCTTCGGCGATCCTGCCCAGCGCCAGGCGCTCTTTCGAGGCCGCGAAATCGACGCCCATGCCGGCGATGTCGCCCTGCTGGTTGAGAAGATCGGTGTTGAGTGTGTCGATCCCGGCCCTGGTGTCGTACACCTTGGCCTGGGTGTCCAAGCCCGCGGCCTGGATGTCATAGCCCTGCGCCTGGCTCTGATAGGCCTGCGACTGCGCCCGGTCCATCGCGGCCGCCGACGATGAGCCCATCAGCTTGCCAATGACGTTGATGCCGGTGCCGACCAGCGACGCTATGGTGAACGGATCCATCTAGGAGCTCTCCGCGACTTCGATTTTCGGCGACAGCGCCAGGATCGTCGAGGGCATCGCATCGTCGCATTCGAATTCGAGCTGCGCCTCGTGGCTCCATGCGCCCTCGACCGTCAGTTTCCTTTTGCCGGAAAACAGCGGCGGCAGGCCGGAATAATTTTGCGCTCCGGTTTCGATCAGCGGCTCCCACAGCTCGGGAACGTCCTCTTGCGCGCTGTAGACGCGCAGGCGGCCGCCGCCGCTATAGAGCGCATGCACCGATGCCTCATGCACGGTTTTCTGCTCGCCCGCGGTGCCGCCGGTTTGAGTGGTGAAGTTGCGCGGCAGGTCTCGGATGTAGCCGCGCACCGGAAGCCCGACCAGGATGTCATTGGAGGGCCGGTCGAGCTGGATGGTGCCGCCGACCACGGTCTTGCGCTGCTGCATCGCGCCGTCGGCGAAAACCGCGACTTGCTGGCCTTCGAGATGCGCGAGCTGGGTGATTTGCGTGAGCTTCGCGCCCGTGATCCGCAGCGCGCAATCGAGATACCAGGCGCCCGCGGCGGTCGGCGCGTTGAGATCCTGTGGCGCAAAATAATCCGCCATCTGCTCGACGTAGCGCTTGGTCACGCCGTTGATGGTCCGACGAACGATCAAATAAACCTCATCGGTGCCCGACGACACCGAGGGGATGCAGACCATGTCCTCGACAAAGAAATTCTTGCGCGGATGCCGGGCAAACGCCGCCACCTGCTGCTCCGGCATGAAGGTCAGCGACGCCAGCGTGCCATCGGCGAACCACATCCAATAAACCCGGAACGGATCGCGCTGCCAGCAGCCGCCGACCATGCCCGGCGCAAAGATATGCTCGGCGGTAACGCTCAATTCATTGGAGTTGATCTGCTGCACCATCGCGTCGTGCTTGGTGTAGTGCAGCCGCTTTTGGGTCCGCCCCATGAACATCACGCCGCCGTCGACGGCGGTTGCGATCTGCGGCGCCGAGCCGTCGGAGCCGAGCTGAAACGGTTTGATCGTTTTCGGCGTCAGCGGATCGAACACGTTCGGGCCGCGCAGTACCCATTCGACATCGGAGGTGCCGAGCAATAGCGGCCCCGAGGGCAGTGCCCATTTGATCTCGACCAGCGAGCCATCGGCCGGGATGATGCGGCCGGCAATGGCGTCGCCATCGTCGGCAAACGCCAGATCGAAATTCTGCGCATCGGCGTTGGCGGTGAACCAGAACACGTTGCCGCGATACCAGCCCAGCCGCGGATAATTATAGGCGACCAGCTCCGGATAACCGAGCGAGGCGGTCCATGCCGGCGCCGACCAGCGAAAGGTGCCGCCCGTGGTAACCGTCGCCGGCAATTGCGTCAGCACGTCGGCGGTGGCAGCATTGCCGTTCGCGACGGTCTTGATGCGGACGGTGCCGTAGCCCGGATGCAGAAAGCGCCAGGTCTGTTTACCCGCGCCGGCCGACACATCGCCTGATGTGTGCACCGGCGCGTTCGGTCCGGCATCGGCGGCGGCGACCAGCGCCTGGTAGACATTGCCATTCCAGCGCCGCTGCGCATTCAGCGCGATCGCCGTCTCTGTCGCCGCCCATTCCGGCGTCAGCGAGAGATCGCGATCGTCCAGCCGCATCACGCCGCCGACCATATCGGCGGTGAACGGGTTGCCGGCGCCGACAAGATTGATGCCGGCGCCGGTCACGGCAGAGGCCTGCACGGTGATCGTGGTGTCGACGTTTTGCGTGTCGACCGGGCCGGAATTCGGCGCATAGTCGGCGCAGGTCCAGTTCAGATTGGCGATGCGGGTAATGGCTTGCGGCTTCTTGGTACCGGAGGCGACGAAGATCGCGTTGCCGGCCTGCGCCGCGCGCAACGCCGGCAGATCCGCCTCGACCCAGGGCAGTCCCGCTAACTCGAAGGGCGTGGTGTCCGGATTTTGCAGGAACCCGCCCTGGCGCACAAAGCGCGACACGCCGGCATTGATGACCAGGGCGTAATAGTCGGTCGAGGTGCGGCGGAACGGGATCAGCTTGCCCTTCTGGCTTTGATCCTTGAGCTCGAGCACAAAGCGCGTGCCCGGCGCCCGCGTGGCACCGCCGCCCTTCATGACGATGTAGTTTTCTAGTCTCTCGACGGCGATCTGATACTTTGCCAGATCCGCGCGCGCGATCAGCTGGGCGCCGAGCTCGCCGCCGGCGAAGGTGACCCGATCGACTGTCGAGGAAACCGGCATGTTCTTACGACCGCAGATAGCGGCCGGAGAAACCATAGCCGCGGCGGGCGCGCGCCCATGACGGTTCGGGCCGGCACTGCTCGCCGCCGCGCTCCTTGGCATCGACGCCGGCCGCATCGCCCGCGGCGTTGATCGCCTTGGTCATCATGTCGTCGGCCATCGACTGCGAACGGCCGAGCGCGGTTGCCAGGTAAGACGCCAGCATGTAGCCGAAGGCGTCGAGGAACATGCCATCCCACAGCCGCACCGCCGTGATGCGGCGGGTGTAGCAAACCGCCGGCGCAGTGATGTTGGTAACCATGATCAGGGTTTCGACCGGAACCCCGCCGACCGAAGCCACGGCGCTTTCGACTGCCCAATCGCGCCGGTTGTCGCCCTTGATGAAGCGAACGCGCAGGCAATCCTCGGGCATGGGATAGCGGATCTTGAGCGAGCCGATCGACTGCACCGGATCGGCGGCCGGCTCGATCCAGGCGGTCGCAAAATTCCAGGGCTTGTGCCGCAACATGGCGTCGCGCGCGACCGGAAAGAACTGCCGCGCCTTGCGCGCCCGCGTCGTGGTGTCCGACATTGCGGCGATCTCGGGCTGGCCGAGGTGACCGAGCGCAAGATTGGTTGCAAATTCTTCGGTGCCGAAAGCTGCGGTCATGCTGCGCCCCGCAAAGGAAAGACAGCGCCGCGGGCGTGAGCCCGCGGCGTGGTGTGCGCGTTACGCGCCCTTGGCGTAGGTGCCTTCAAGGAACACGTCGGCGGTCGCGGTCGCCGCGGCGGTGATGGTCAGCACCACGTCGAGCTCGCCGCCGGGATCGGCGGCCAGGCCCGCGAGCTGCCATGCGGCCTTGTCCATGTTGGCGGGCGTCGCGATGCCGGAGCCGGTCGCGGCCGACAGCGCGGTCGAGCCGCCGGCGGCGAGGCTCTGCCCGGTGAACAGCGCCGTCTGCAGGATCATCGCGCCGCCGTTCGGATTGGCGAAGCCGAGATCGGCGGTGGCGACGCCGGTCACCGCGCCGAAATAAAGCGTGGCGCCCGGGTTGATCTTGGCGTTGCTCGGTACCGAGCCGAGAAAATATTTCGACGCGATGCTGTCGCCGTTGGTGATGGTCGCCCTTGACTTGATCTGACGAAGTTCGGCGGCGCGCTGGATGCCGTCGATCGCCTTGAGCGACGCCGGATCCCTATAGCCCGTGCCATATTTGGTAACTACGGCCATGCTGGCCTCCTGATGTTTGAAAACGCGTTGAGGTTTGACACTGGAACGGAGCGCGCCGGCATCGCTGCCGGCGCGTCGCGCGCTTAGATCTTGGTGAGGATCTTCACCACCTTGATGTCTTCCGAGCGCGTGGCGCCAAGCCACTGCTCCATCTGCGGATGCGGCCGGTTCATCTTGTCCGGACGCAGCGGCACCGCGACCGTCAGCGGATCGAACTCGCCCCAATACATGCCGGATTTGCAGAACAGCGCGGCGGTATAGGTCGCGCCGTCGAAGTTGGCGAGCGCCGCCGAACCGTCGTTGGCCGGCAGGATATTGATGTTGAGGATCGACTGCGGCTGATCCGGCGTGTTCATCGGCGTGTTGTTTTCGCCGCGATAGTCGCGGCTGACGAAGGTCAGGTCGCGGAACAGCTCCTCGATCTGCTGCGCATTGCCGGAGAAGAACAACTCTTCGTCACCGGTGGAGACCTGGCCGGCCTGCATGTAGCGCCGGCCGCGCAGCAGCTTGCGCACGTTCATGCCGGTCGCGGTGACGTCGTCGGTCGCGCTGGCGCCGATGCCGACGCCGACGGTCTGGCCGGCCCAGGCCGACACCGTGGTGCCGTCGGGCCCGATCTTGCGCGAGGCAAACAGCGCCTGCGACAAAATCGTGTCCTTGCCGCGCACCATGCCGGCGGCGCCGGCCTGCACGAACGGCGACTGGTAATTGGTCAACGCCTTGATGGCGTCTTCCTTCTCGATCAGTTTGCCCCAGGCGAGCTGCCGCGGCACGATCCATACCGGCTCGATCGAGTTGTCGATATCGGGCGTATCGGCCTTGCGGCCGAGATCGACCACGGCAGACGCCGAGCCGATCAGCTCGATCATGGTGGCCAGGCGGCCACTTAATCCGTCCTGATACGAAAATCCCATTTCGAGGCGTGAGCGTTTCTGCTGAACTGCCAACGCCACGTTGGCCGAATAGGTAAGTTTATGTGCGTCGCTGATTGGTCCCACGGGACAATCTCCTGTCGAAGCGGTGAAAATTTTTTCGGGTGCTTCGTCAGGGTGCGGCTGCTGAAACAGCGGGCCTGGCTATCGTTTAACGCCCGCGATCGGCG